TATACTGTCTTATTATCCCTGTATCAATCTTTTGAGTTGAACTGTTAGCATTTACCACATAGGTAAAAGTATCTGTATACAAATTGTTATCAAATACTATATCGCCAACATTGCTTATTGAACTGTATTTCAATGGTTGCTCAATAATTGTATCTGTGGTACCTGTTCCAACTGCATAACTGAATATTTTTGTTCCCCGAAATGTGGTACTTGGATATACACTAGTATCGCTGTAGCTGTACCCATTGGGATCAAAGACATCAAACAACGGAGCCTGGTTAGTATCAGTTTTCTGCTGACCTTTTATCCACGACGTACCGTTAAAATAATAACTTTTTCCCTGCTCGGTAATACCGCTCAATACAACTAGATTGCTGTTAATTGGCACCTCAGGTGATGTCAAACTAGCGGCTTGTAAATCAATAGTTGGTGCACTACCATCCTTTAAATCAACAAAGCTCACAGTATAAATTTTATTCTTCACCTGTGGGTCATTGTCATTTGCAAATATTATTCTTGACCCTGCTATTAATGTATAGCCGTCAACACTGTATCCTATACTGCCATTGACATTTTGAAAGGCATTTTCCTGACTGAAGTCAATTATATCAACAGGAGTTATACCTTCAGTTCCGCTGTTGATTAGTTTAAGGTTTTTTCTAAATTCAAGTATTGGACGTTTTGCTCTTGCATTATTGTCGATTACTAGCGTTACATTATTATAGGTTGCAGTTGATCTTAACACATCAATATGGAACCATCTATTGCTTCGACTCCAAGCATTTTTATCAATGCTTGCTCGATTTATTGTCATGTAATCTTGTTGAGTCGGCGCATTTGCAGTTGCGTCATATCCGCCGACGTCGTAAGCTAAACTATCAAATGGAGTTGTTGCACTTACTGTATAGGTTTCTGGTGTTACAAAGTCAGTAACTGGTAAAAGCTCTATTGCAGAGCCAACTCCTTCTACGTAGTATTCTTTACCTTCGTATGAGTTTGGTACGATAGCTCCAGTAAATTCTACTTTCAGACCGTTAGTAAAAACCACTCCATTAGGAGATGTATATGTTGCTTTTCCAACAATATCTTCATCAACATTTAAATCTGATAAATTTTCTTGGTCAACTAATCTAATTACACCAAAGTTTAGTTCGTCACTAGCATCTTGATAGTAAAGTATATCAAGGTTTGCAGTAATCAATGGTTGTAATTCAAATACACCATCTGCATTCTTGTACCATGTTTTTCCAGCATTACTTGTACCATATTCAATTACAGTTTTACTTAGGTTAGCAATACTTTGTACTTTTGTAAGTTCCATAAAAGGACGCTCAGGATCTGCATAGTTGTAATTTATTCTCCATTGTACAAGTCTATTTGCGTTGCCATCAATTGGGTCAGTGTCCGAGAACACCGTATTATCAAATCCTTGACTATCAAATGGCTCTTCATCTGCCCACCCATCAGATTGTCCTCCTACAAAAATAAGTGTGCGATTTTGTAGATCTGTAATTCCATCTATTCCGCCATTTGCGGCTAAAAATACATCAACATACTGATTATTGATTTGGTTAAAGTTAAGGGTACTAGCAACTAAATCAGTTGCACCTATGTCGGTTAGAGTAAAATAAAAATTTTGTGCAGTATTACTTGGAACGTTAAATGTCACTGTGCCAAAATCGTCGCCGTTGTTTGTTACACCAAGTACATCTCTTGAACTTTGATTTGGTTGTTGTGATAACACGCCTGATGTACCAGGTTGCGATTGGATCCAAAAGTTACGTCCTGTGTCGCTTACGTTGAAATTATACTCACCTTGTCTAGCTAATGAAATAGTTGGCAATGTTCCTGAGTAACCTGAGAATGTATAACCTGTGTTTTCATATTTTACATCATAACTTGCTCGTATAGGAATAGCGTTTGCAAAAACACTAACGCTATCTGGACCAGCCGCTACCCAATAGTACTGACCAAAATTTACATACTTGTCAAAATCAACCATTGGATCAAAACTATAGTATTCACTGTCAAACAATCTATCGTCACGTGTGGTATTAGAACCTTGGAGTGCTAAACTATCAATTATGCCAGGATAGGTAATGGTATTTTTAATTTCTGTGCCATTGTCGTTTGTTTGCACAACGCCTGGTTCAAGTTGATAGTTGGTGCGTGTTTGTGTTGGTTCAAGTACGTAGCTATCACTGGCAGTAACTCCAGGACCTATTTTACGTCCTATATAACCTTCAGTTGGTTTGAGTTTTGGGTTTTGTGTGAGTTGATCAAGAGTACTACGCAACAACTGCTTGTTTGCAGGTGTTTGAAAAATTTCAGGTAAAAAATCTTCTGAGCGTATACGCTTAGCCATATTAGACTACTCCGCTATTTGGTGCAGTTCGCAACTGCGTACCAGTAAGTGCATCAATTACCTGTACATCGTTAACTGTGGCTGCATTAACAAATATCTCATTTGCTTGTGAGCGTATTTCATATAAATCACCAAACGATTTAAGAGGATCAGTTGGTACTAATACCACCGAACTAATAATACTTCCTAATCTGTCATGTAAATATGCACTTAGCTCACTAAAGAAAAACGTATCACCAAAATCCCAGTTCTCTATAGTAAAATAAGTGTTCATTGCACTAACAACTTGACTTTTAATTTCACTAACACTAGCAGTACTTGCTGTATTTTTTACACACTTGATAGTGGCTTGTAGTTCAACTGATGCTTTTGTTCCAAACAACGGTTTAAAAGTTACACTATTTAAAATAATATTATCACTGATCATCTTGTATTGATCAAGTGTACTATAACTAGTTGTTAGTTCGTCGATTGTAGGTTTTGTTGGTTCAGTTACAGTTCCTGTACTGTCGCGTATGTAATTTTGATAAGCAATATAATATGATTGTGTTACTAGATACAAATCAATGATATTTGTTGTGCCTGGATCAATACGTCTACTCAACGGAGCATTGTGGCGATACTGAAAATACAATCCCTGCCTTCCTGTATATGTTTGGTATCCAGTTACTAGTACTATAGTTCTTGTTCCTTCATAGTCAACTGTCAGTTGATAGAACTTTTCGTCTGTATATGCATAAAACACTTGCTTGTCTGCATACTCGCTTTTCACAAGTTCAATTGCAGATTTTGTTGCAAAAGAACCAATTACTACACCTTCTGCTAATGGCAAATATCTTTCTAAGTTATCAAAGTCAATTGTCTGTTGCAAATAGATTCTCTTGTTGTTCGGGTTGACAGTTGGAGCAACAAGTGTTTGAAAATAATCTGGATTGTCTGGTATACCGTCATTGTCAGAATCTTTGTATGATATTCTGACTCTAAAGTCATCTACAAAACCATCTGCTTCTACAGGCTGGTCAATAATGTCTAAAACTTCATCACTGTTAAGTGTTGCACTGCTATCGGGTAAGTTGTTCGTTTTTAAGACATTAATAAAATCATTTATCACTGTGCCTGTCTTTGGATCATAAACTTTTTGTGTACCATCATAGAAAAACCGTGTTTCTAAAACACTAGCCCAAAATCTCTGTAAACTACGTGAACTTACTGTGTAAGTTACTCCATCAGTTTCAAAAGCAACCAACCAACTATTGTCTAAACCTGTACCTGAAGTGTTTTGTGCATTTGTAAGACTAAAAGTAATGGCTGGATTTAAGTTTGTGGTTGTGATTACATACCAAGTTCCGGTTAAATTATTATATCCTAATCCAAAATCTCGATACAATTCAATGTTTTCACGCATTGTGGTTTCGATTGCGGTTGGTAAATCTGTAATAAAGTTTGGAATAACCTCTGTTGGAATTGCATTAGTTGGAATAAAATTATTAAGTGTTACAGGACCTGTGCCATCAGCATTATTCCCAACTCCAAAATTTGTACCATCAAGTTCTAATGCAGTAACAGTTGCCCACAACACCATTTTATCACCAGGTAATGTTGGAGATCCAACTGCAAGCCTATTGGTAGCAGTAAAATATTGTCCAGTTGGTGGAGTAAATTTTACCAGCCCGCCTTGAGCAATATATTTCTTATTGTCACTTGCCTGCGGTCCAACTGGTGCAGGTGCATTGTTCGATACAAACCTAAAAAATCCAGTGGTTTCATTGTTACTTGTGGTACTCTGGCTCCAGTTTAGATTTAATACTGTTAACGAAGGACGTGTGAAGTTTTGATAGTAAAACTCTTGCATTCCTCTACTTGATATTACAGGTTCAACTTGATTAACAATAACATCAGTAATATCATTTTGATCAACAAATGTAAAAGTAAAACTTGGCACAGCAGTATTTTCGTATATCATGCCATCACTAGCAAAAACATTTGTACTTGAATATTTTCCAGTGATATCAACAAGATCCAAGTATCTACTAGTACCAATTGAGCTTCTGTTTACGGCTTTGGACTTGATTATAGTTGAATAAAGTGTATATGGAAAATTATTGTAATCTTCACCGTTTACCATTCTGTTTTGCGTATAAAATCTAGCAGGAGCACGTTGTTTAATATCGTTAATATTTTCTCTATTAGCGGCATTGCTTACTGGTTGTGTCAAAGCACATGTAAAAGTAAGTGTTTCATTCCTACCTGTACGACTTACATAGCCAATCGAGATAGTTACGTTTTGCATCTCATCTTGATTGATAATATAACTTAATCCGTTACTAGCACGTACATAAGTTCTGAAACTGCCAACTGGTATGCTACTAAACACGCCATCGCCAAAGTTTAAATTGATTTGATCATTTGTTCTAGAACTTATTGTAAAGTACCGACG